GGGGGGGGCACGAGGTATATTTAAAGACACTCACTCTGGTCTATGGGCCTCTCAAGCCATGATCGCTAGCGGGGCGACCTCGGCTATCTCCTCGACGATAGGAGTAGCCGCTCGCCCGGCGCGAATCATGCTTGAGAGCCCCCTGCCAATGCCGTAAGCATTGGCGAGCATACGCCCGGCATCGCTTACGATGTTGGCTCCAGTGCGGATACCGGCCGCAATCGAATCGAGAGGCCCTTTACTAACTGGGTGATGTCCCGTTAGTTGTGCGTCCTGATGGATTGACTGAATCACAGCCTGGTTAACGTAGGGTTGAGCCACAGTTAAGTTTCCAAGAGCTGTGTTTAGCGGATATCGGCATGCTTCCTGCACTCTGCACGTCATGGTGTAGGTGTTGACAGAAGGCGTTGGACCCACACGAATAATGAGGGTCGACAAGGCGTCCTGATCTGCACCCGGCTCGAGTTCTTTGAGAAAACCATTACCCCAAGAGGTATAGTTATTCGCTCCAAAATCGAGCCATTCATGGTATCCAACTGAGGACACTGGGAAAAAGACCCACGTCTTAGAATGGATGAAATCGTTAGCAGAGTAAACTTGGGTTTTACTATATCCAGCGAGGAAAGCGTCTAACTGAGCAATGCCAGCGGCAGTGCCATGAACGCCGTCGTCTAGGATAATAGATTTCCAATTGATCTGTTGGGAAGCCATCGCTACCGTAACGTTTCCTGAGGCATTAATCATAGAAGTAGAATTAACTACTTCGACTGACATGCGCAAAGGGCGCGTGGCGAAGGGTTGGTTGTTCTCAAGAGCATCAATTCGTATGGGCGCAATGTTCCACGTCCCGTCATTGCGGATAACAATTCCACGAAGACTGGAAGGGCACCACTGGAATACGAAGTAGTCTGCAAAGGTAGTGGAAGTCAATTCCGTGTACCTAGTGACACCTTGTATTGGAGTGAAGTACCCTAGGGAAGTAGAGGAAGCGGGTGGCTTCGTCTTACCCTCAGGATCCATGTACGCTCTGCCAGTAGGCAAACGCATACGAGGCGCATTACGGGCGCCCGCACGAGCCCTTTTAGGAGGTGGAGGAGGTTTTCGTCCACGTCCCCGCCCTCCACGTCGTCGTCGTGGAGGGGGCTTATTCGCTTGTGTTTTGTTACCTTGCGTTGGAACTACCACGGTAACATTGGTAGCTGGTTTGGATGCACTCTTGTTGTTTCTTGGCATAGTAAATCTAAATTTACTCCCAGTCCCTGCGCACTCTACCAGGACGTCCGATACGGAGCGGGGATCAACAGGAAGCTCAATTCCATGATCCTCCATAACCTCCGTCAGCGCAATATAAGGCTGAGGAATCGGATAGTTAGGAACAGTTTTAGCAAGTACTGAAAAGCCTGAACATGCGACTGCCACCCCAGCGAGTCGTTCTTCATAATTGTCAGGGTTAGTGAGATCGTTTGTATTACAGTATTGCAATGTAGGTAGCATACGAGTTATACGACTAGGGACCAGGATACGACGTCCTGGCTCAACGACCTCAACCGTTGACAAGTAAGGAGGAAGGACTCCTGGTGGAAAAGAGTCCACATTTCCATTTGGGAGCGTTACGCCCTCAATCTTGGCATGTATTCCGAATATCCTACGCAGAAGAACTGGGTAGTTATGCATCAAAGACATGCAATCATCCTTGGTCTCTGTTGACTCAATCCCATCATCACCAGTTGCGGTCATAAGACTACGACTAGTTTCATTGAGATAATCATCAAAATCAATCCCAAGAACCATCTTGTTGATAACAAGATTGTACACTAGATGGTTGAATGAGTTGCAGATGCTGGTGCAAAATTGTCCGGAGGGATTTGAACTACCGGTCGAAACGATAGTCCCATCCATTGTCGGGAGAAGATATAAAGGACTACAAATAGCTTCGATGAGGAAATGTTGGAGTCTGACAGGCATTTGCGAGCGCGATAATATAACCCTCATGGTCATACGCATTAGATCGGAGGTCTCGGATTTATCGAAATGCGAAAAATCGATACCGAAACTGTGTCGGTCATAGTGCTTAGACACTTTGAGTTTGTACTGGTTGCGCGTGGTGATCAAGAAGAATTGTGAGATAGAAAGCTCAAGAGTCTCTATAAGAGCGGCCAGATACCGCTGCAACATGAAGAGAATAAAGAAATCACTAACTTGTATCGAACGATAAGCATTGGTGAGGATCTTCTTTGCACTGTACTTATCCAATTTGGAAAATAGATAGTATAGGGAAAAGTAATCCTTACCATCCAAAATAGCTTCTTCGATTTCACAGCAACACGTGGCTATTTCATCGTAGCTGACGTCTAACAACATGTCAGCATACGTTGACCAAGTATTCTTCCAAGGCATACCAACCGAGGACTTGCGGTCCTTGGCGGGTACGACCGTGGTGTAGCTAACTGGGGCTACTTTGAAAGGAATCTTTTTCTCCACCCAACGCATTAAGGCACGTTCTACTGGATCTAAGTCATAGTTGGCACGTCCTTCAACGATCTTACCTATTTCATCAAGTAAGAAACGCCCTTCTCCCTTGCAGTACACGAAGTCTGTAAAAGGAGCCAAGGGTGATTCCTTCATGAATAGGTACTTAGAGGCAGGAGCTGCCTGATTGACTAAAGGAGGTGAAAAAGAGACATCGACCTCGCCAGTTCGGCGATCTCGCCAGTAGAACCGCGTTAGAAGATGGGGGGAAAAAGATTCCTTACACCGTCATAACACCCAGCGGCGAACTGCACTTGGAAGAGGAGAGGCCCGGGATAACAAACCATAACAGTAGTTAAAACAACCGGACTTTGACCCTCCGAAATGCAGCCCAACGGGCACTGGAACGGTATCACCAGAAAATATGATACTACCTGAGGTCCCTGGACCAACACTGGTACCAGGAAGAACCACGGTAGCGTCATGTCTAATTTCGGCTATACCTTCCACTACGTTGACCTCCAAGATGGTACCGGACGAGACCCCTGTAACTAGATATCCAAGATCATGGACATCTGCCGTGACAGAATAGACTCGTTCGCCCACCTCAGGAATGATATCTCGAATGCTTGGCAAGCACGTTTTGGCAACTAAGGTAGTGAACATATCGTCAACACGAGCAAAGAAAAAGACATTTGCTTGGAAAGGATTCACTTTATCCTGTTCAGCATAACTATGGATTGTTTCAAGGTAATGGTCGGCCAGGACTGGGCTAAACATCGGAATGATTCCAGAGTACTCGACAATATTCTTGCCGGAATTCTGGTGAAGCACAGTGATGACCTTAACAATTACAGTCTGCGCCGCAGCACTATAATTGAAGGTGGAAACTAACGCACCATTCATTTTAAGACCATCAGCCTGAAGAACGACTGCATAGTTAGACATGACAGGGACCTGACCCATGACGCTAGCCTCGGGCTCGACTGGAGGGTTCGAGGAGCATCTAATGGGTATCCTAGCATGAAGTTTAACGTCCGTTTCACATGTCGTCGATCTAGTAATGAGGGTCTTGGGCTTAGGAGTGATTTGGACTGCTTGGTCACGCATGACTACTGTAGTACCGACACACTGATGCACAAGGCCGTCGCGCAGAGGAGGATCTGATGAAACAGAGGCCTTACTTTTCTTTTTCTTTTTCTTAGAAGGTTTAACTTGAGAGGACGACTCGCTACCGACATCGTAGAATTTCTCACAGCTTGAGGCGTCGGGAGTCGCATAGGACTCTACTGCGTCGCACTGTGCCATCGTGTCGTTAGTCGTGGAAACCTCAGCCTCCATCTTGCCGATAACCACGGGAAGATTACCCTCGTCTGAAAGGACTTTAGTAATAGGAGGAGGTGTCACAGCGACTGGACCGTCCGGAGGTACTGGGATTTTACCCACGTCCAGAGGGGCCTTAACATCATCTAGAGGCGCCAGACTAACTGGTGCGTCCAGAGGACTCTTTGGCAAACTGTCCATACGAGTGGATAGTTCGGATACTCTACTATTAACAACACCAAGATCCTCAACGACACGCTCTATTTTAAGCTTATTAGCGTCCACGCTGAAACCTAAAGCTGCGGTAGTCTTAGCGAAGTCATCGACTACGTCTTGCATGCCTTTGAGCTTATCCCGGAGACCTCTAACCTCTAACTTGAGGTTAGAAAAGGCTTCGCACATGTCAGATATCTGGCGGATGAGATTAGGATCAACATCACGCTTCTTTTCTGGTACTCTAGCCTCCTCTTGGGGAGCGATAAAAGTATACTCAAGACGACGGAGGACTTCAGGAGACAAAGTCACCACTGTTTGACTATCGGCTTCCTTCTTTCTTGGAGGGTTCTTAGCCGTCTGAGAAGGAGAAGGTTTAGCTGGCCGTCGATCAGCGGGAGGCTTCGGTAGCGTCCCGGATGATGAGGGTTTAGGCTTAGGTTTGGGCACTTCGGTTCTGGTCCTAGAGGACTCACTGGAACTATCGACTTGTGAAATGATAGCTCGTCGCAAGTCCTTAAGAATTGAGTCAATTCGTGAAGGATCAGAATTTTGAAGTAAAGTAGAGGCTTGAACATGATCATTAGGATCAGCAGATTGTAAAAGACTAGTTATAGTTTTAACTTTACCAGCATGAACCTCGAGACCTTGCACCTTCAGTTTGTTCTTTTCAACGAAAGCCCTACGACAAGCGGGACAATTGGGAGACTTAGCGCCAGAGCGAGTAATCGCTTCAGCATGAGAATAAATCTTACCACAAGTGATGCACTTGTTAGGGTTCCGACATTCAGAACAAACTGGAGTCATAACTGTTATTCCCTGAAAGTCCAACTCGTAAGAGATGATCGGCTTGGGGACACGACAGATATAACAAATTTTGCATGGTTCGTTGCGCATTGAGACGTATGTAGGTACGTTTCCACTGGAGCAGCAACAGCTAGGCAGACCCTCACAGTCTTTAAAGGCACTAGAGGGTAGAACAACCTGTGAGCCACCTAGACAAGTAACCTGTGCGAAAGGAGTGCCATCAGGTTTTGCTTTTTCAAAATGCAATGGACAAAACCAGTGTCCACCTGGTGCTCTCGTTCCAATCTGAAGTGAGCGGTCTTGACAAGGACAGTCAATACTGCGCCCTTGTTCCTCAACTTCTAGATCACGCCACTTCATAAAGAAAGGGTGTGAAAAGGTCAAGGAGGTACCATCAGCTTCAGGTTCAGGAGCTATTGTCTTGGTCATCATGTTCATGGCTAAGAGGGTGTTGTCGGTGGGACCAGTAGGAGGTTCAATAATAGAACCCTGCACTACTTTCCCATCACGAAGAACGGTGTGTCGGTTGCAAGGAGGTCCAAAAACTGTAGACTGAGTAGGTGGTTGTTCAAGGCGTGGTCTTTCGGCCATGTTTTCTTGTACGAACTTACGCTGTTTCTTCATATACGCCAACTTATCGAGAAAAACTCGAGAAGCTTCAGAGATTGACCCAATAAGAACTACTCCAGAAGGAGCCGATACATGTATAGGCCTAGAGAAAACGTAGTCCTGTCCCCGGTAAAAGGTACACACATGTTTCCAAAGAGCCGCACGATGCACGGTATCATCATACTTTATGAGTTGTCCATAGAGCCAATCGGTGAAATAGGCTATGTGAAAACGAACGCAAGCTGGGGCTTCCCCGGCATTGGGACTAGCCTCAACGATCATCTTGCCACTACGAGTATTATGTTTTAAGTAGTAAGCTTCACGACCGGCAAAAGTCCTTCTAGCATCATCGGGAACATCCCTGTTCAAGAAATTGTCTTCGAAGAAGGTATCAACACGGTAACGATAATCCTGGTCTTTTTGATCCATGTAAGCGCCCCAGTCATCCAGGGGTCCATCATCGTCATCATCAAGATCATAGGTATCGAACTGGTCAAAGAAGGCTTCGTCAAGCATACGCTCATCCTCTAACTTAACCCTTTGGTCATAAGGGACGAGTTGTCCAGTGGCATTCCGGACCTTGCGTTGCAAACCACGTTGTCGTTTGTTTCTTCCTTTCTTCCGACCTTCATCTTCAAGATCATCAGTATTTTTCTCTAACTTGCTAACGTCCTGGTTCGGAGGCTTTAC